TTTCAAAAAGAAATTCTATCAGGGCTTTCTTTTTAGGCAATGATGTTTATTGGATTGAAAATGGTTTTTTAGTTACAGCATTGTTGGTTAATAATCAAATTGATGAATCAACTAAAAAAAGAGTTGACACACATGCCCTTGATAAGGTAGAATTAGATAAGATAACTTTTATCGTAGATAAACTAACAGAAGGAAATAAAGATGATAGTGGGAATTCAGGGAAGTAAGACTTTCAGTGATTATAATGTGTTCCTAAGAGCCATGGGTGTGGCTTTATCTAGCCTACCCGAAGGAGATACAGAAATTCTATTTGCATCTGCTGGACCATTAAATATCAACAATATGGCAATGGAGTTCGTCAATATTTCTGAACGTAGCCTAAAGGCTCGTGGCATTAAAACTAAACTTATTAAAGTTCCACCAAGTTGGATTAAGGACAATATTCATAACATTGAGTATTTTGCCTATTTTAGTAAACCGAAAGAGCCTGTGTCTGACTTGGTAGACTTGGCTGAAGCAAAAGATATTGAAGTTGGCGTTTATCGCTACTGAGAGAAAGGTGATTATGTTAATTAAATCACTAGAGAAAATGGAAACAATTGTAGAAAACAATAAGTTTCTATCGTGGGATGGCTGGACAGTTGTAGAACTGAGAAAGTCTGCTATGGCTTGGATGAATCCAAATGCCAAGTTCATTAATAACGAGTGGTATACAGCCAATCGTTTTGATGCTGATATTGATGGCTGGAATATACCTGCTAGTTTGGTAAAGAAGAATGCCAAATGAAAATTGGAAAGATGAAGCCTTATGTAAAGGTGATGATGTTAATCTATTCTTTGATACTTATGAAGAAGATATTAACGTCAGAAAAGAAATAGATTCACTATGTTCTATTTGTCCTATGGCTCGTATATGTTTCGCAGTTGGAGTTTCTCAGAAGGCTTATGGTGTCTGGGGTGGAGTTTATCTAGACAAAGGCAAGGTTTCCAGGGAATTCAACAAACACAAAACCAAACAAGACTGGGCTGACACATGGCAGTTCTTAACAATAGATAAGGAATTTTAATGTATACAATTGAAATGGCTAAAGCATTTAAAGCAATTAAAGCACCAAAAGGTTTTGGTGTAATCATTTATGATAACGAAAATTTTATTACAGTTCAAGTTAATCCAGAAAAGTTGCTAAATCTTACAGAGAAACAAACACAGGACATAGTTGATTATATTAATAATGTTAAGCAAACTTTTGAAAATTTGGGAGCAACAGTTTTTGTTGTAAGAGATACTTTGGAGAAGTCAGATGAATCTAATTAATATTATTTCTTTTTCATTGCTATTATTTTTTACTTTGACATTTGTATATTTAATTTTAAAATCTAATGTTCAAAAAAAGAAATTGATGGGACTATATATTCAAAGTGAAATGGACAAACATTTGCTTACAACTAAATTAGAAGAGTTGTCTCAACAATTATCTAATTTAGAACTATCAGAATCAGATGGTTTTATCAAATTTATTTCTCAATCTCGTGACTGGGCTTTTCAATATATTGAAGAAGTTCAAAAAGCACTTACTGAATTTGATAAAGAAGTTGCTCCAGAATTTGAATGGACAAAAACATTTGGAATGGTTCTTGGTGAAACAACACATACAATAGTTTTAAAAAGAATTTCCGAGGCATATGACAAACTAAAGTTAGTCTTACCAGAGAATACCGAAACGCCTAATAATTAGGCATTAAATAAGGAGAAACAAAAATGAGTACAACTCAACTAAAGGCTCTGCTTGCATCATATTTGCGTAGCATCCTATCCGCTGTAGCCGCACTATACTTGGCTGGCGTTACAGACCCAAAGACCCTTGCTTGGTCATTGGTTGCTGCATTGCTACCAGTTGCAACTAGAGCAGTTAATCCAAAGGACAAGGCATTTGGCATTGTTCCGTCTGCTGATGTTGTAGCAGAGGCTCTTAAGGATGTTAAGGTTACTAAGGTACCTACCAAGAAGCCTGTTGCAAAGACAACAGCACCAGTTAAGAAGACAACTACAAAGAAGTAATCTTAATAAGCATTAAGGACAGGTTGCAAAATCTGTCCTTTTTTGCTATAATAAATATGTACCTGCCAATCGGGGGTACAAAAATAACTCGCTTAAAAGGAGATGATATAAATGGTAATCTATACAGACCCATTCGCAACACTTAGTCAGGAATTTGATAAGTTGTTTGCACAACCAAATAGGGCTACTTATCCACCCTATAACGTGATTCAATCAAAAGATAAGAGTACATGGTATCTTGAATTTGCTCTTGCAGGATTTGAGAAAGATGACGTTACAATCACAACAGATAAAAATGTTCTGACAGTTAGTGGTGAAACTAAAGAAGATAAAGAACTACCAGAAGATATTCGTTATGTATATAAAGGTATTGCTGGTCGTAAGTTCACTCGTTCTTTTACCCTGCCAGAATACGCTGAGGTCGCTAAGGCTGAACTGAAGCACGGTATTCTGACTATTGATTTAGTTATCAATGTTCCAGAGGAAAAGAAGCCTAAGACTATTACTATTAAGTAAGTCGGAAGTCCTGGGCATGACGATAAACTGCCCATCTACTAGATATGGTATAATGATTAGATGGAACAATTACTATCAGCACTAAGACTGCTATTGGCGAACAATATCGCTATTAAATTTAAAGCACACGGATATCACTGGAATGTGGAATCAGATGATTTTGCACAATTGCACGAATTCTTTGGAGAGATTTATCAGGACTATGATGGTGCCACAGACACTTATGCGGAATGGTTACGCATGTTAAAGTCATATGCCCCATATAGACTTGTAGATTTCTTTGACCTAATGAATATTAGCGAACCAGTTATTGTTGGAGACCCAGAGCCAATGATTGAAGATTTATATAACACAATTGAAAAGCATATTGAAGAACTTATTGTTGTTGGTGAAATGGCTAACAATGAAAAACAGTTTGGTTTGGCAAACTTCCTTGCTGACCGTCAGACTGCATCACAAAAGATTTGCTGGCAACTTCGTGCAAGCATGGAAACAGAAATGGAGATGGAAGACTAATGCCTTATTCAGTAGGAGCACAAGGCTCAAATGGATGCTCAGGTTATCCAGTAGTAAAAGAGGGTGGCGAAGTAATGGGATGCCACAAGACAGAAGCAGAAGCAACAGCACAGGTTCGTGCTTTGTACGCTGCAGAAGCAGATAAGGCAGACAATAATGTTAATCCATCATCAACGCCTGACCCAACATATCCAAACATCGGTGTTAAGACACCATCTGGAATGAAAACTGCACCACAGCAAAAGGGTAAAATGAAAATTCGTAAACCAAAAAGAAAATTGGGTGGTGGCAATGGTGCAAATGCATCTGGTGCATTCTCTACAAGTGGCACAGCAATTAGTGCTATGTATAAGGGTGAAGGAATTGTAGAGGGAGATTTTGTTAGGGGTATGACAACCGAAGGAATGGTTGTTGGTATGGTTGAGCATGTTATGACTGAGGGTGGCGTGTATGGTATTCCAGGCACAGAGTATGCTATCCAATCTACACCAGAAAATCCAGCAATGGCTGTAAGAGTTTTTGAGCAAGACGAAGAAATCTGGGAAGCAACAGCATATTCAATTGGTATGTTAATGTCTGACGCAGAAAAAATTCCAGACCTTGAAATGGAATTTGAAGAAGAAGATGACGAGATGGAAGACGATGTAGAAAAGGCTGGATATGCTCCAACTGCTGGAATGAAGGCTGCTGCTGCTCGTGCTATACGTTGGAAAGAACAGGGCAAGGCTACAGGTGCAGGAACTCCAGTTGGTTGGGGTAGAGCAAGAGATATTGTAGCAGGTCGTTCACTATCATTAAGCGTGGTCAAACGAATGTATTCCTTCTTCTCCAGACATGAGGTAGACAAAAAGGGTAAGGACTTTAATAACACAAGCAATCCTAGCAACGGAAGAATTATGTGGGACGCTTGGGGCGGTGATGCAGGTTTCTCATGGAGTCGTGCAATCGTAAATAGAGAGTCCGATAAGGCTTTGTTTGCTGATTTTGGTAAAGATTATTCTAGACATGAAACAATTATGTCTAAGGGTGCAGGTGTAGGAGATATGGTTTCTTGGAATTCTTCTGGCGGTACAGCAACAGGAAAGATTACTAGGATTATTACTAATGGTAAATATAATGTTCCTAATTCAAGTTTTACAATAACAGGAACTGCTGATGACCCTGCCGCTGTTGTCAGAGTGTATCAAGATGGCAAACCAACAGATACAGTTGTTGGACATAAATTATCTAGTTTAAGGAGAAATAAATGAAAGAACTAATTCATTTTAGTGCATCATGGTGTCAACCATGCAAAAAGATGGCTCCAATGATTGATAAATTTGTTGAAGATAATCCAGACATTGTTTATTCTAAGTATGATGCTGACCTAAATGTTAGTGTATTTGAAGAGTATGGTGTTCGTGGTGTCCCTACTTTTATTACCAAGATTGACGGAGAAATCCATAAATATCATAATGGGGTAGCCACCCAAGAACAAGTTTCTAGCCTATTTGCTTGACAAATACCGCTATATACGGTAAAATATATATATGAGAAAATTATTTAAAAACAAGTATGAACTAGGTTACAACGCAGGTTGGGCAGAAGGATTTGAAGTGGGTAGAAAAAAGGCTGTAAATGAACAGCGTAAAGTTATTATTGCTGCCATTCAAAAAGATATAGACAAAAACAAACAGCATTATAGTCCAGGAGTTCTTGCTGGTCTTAATGCATCTATTAGTTTAATTAGAAAGGTAAAGTAATGATTAAGTCAGTTAAAGTTGGTCCACAAAAGTTTACAATTATTGAACGTGACCCAGGCGAAGATGGCATGCTAAGTGATGGGGCTTATGGCTATACCCTTGATAATAAGAATGTTATTGTGATTGCATCAGGTCTTGGTAATGGTAAGAAGCAAGTCACACTTCTGCATGAAGTTCTTCACGCTGTCCGCATGAGCAACGATGGTATGCCTAGACCAAACAAAGATGATGATTTTGAAGCATGGGAGCATTATTTTATTGCAATGTATGAAACTGGTCTTTTGGCGGTAATCAAAGACAATCCTAAACTAATAGAATTACTAACTAAATGAACAAACAACAAATAAGTAATGATGGTATGTTTTGGTTAATAGTCATATCATCTATCTTTATTATTGGAACGATAATTGGTATGATTGTTATTGCACACCTACCTAAACAAAATTGTTGGGATTTGTATACAACAGAACAACAAGCAATTTTGCATTGCGAGGTTCATGGTGAATAGTTTGTTAGAAGTAACATTTAGCATTGACCATATAGTTGCAGAATTTTTTTGGAATGCAGTATTTGCAGTGATTGTTTATTTATTTTCAAAAGCAAGAACATTGCGAAAGATTCACAAATATGTTGATGATAAACACGGAATAAAGCACAAGGAGTATTAAAATGAATTCAGATTTCATTAAAGCAGTACAAGGTAAATATGATGAAGCAGAGAAATTGCTTCTTAAAAAACATAAGGACTACGGACCAAAAAATATTTCTGGTAGTCCAGGAGGAGCAATTAATGGGCTTAGGGTCCGCATCCACGACAAGTTGGCTCGCATTAACAATCTTTATGATAGTGGTGCTACCCCCGAAAATGAAAGTCTTAGGGATTCTTTTCTTGATATGGCAAATTACGCACTTATCGCACTATTAGTCCTTGATGGAGAGTGGGACAATGATTAAGGCTCCAGAAGACATTATTATTATTAAATTAGATAAGAAAAGTACAGAACCAGAACAAACTAAAAGTGGTTTACTAATCATTAAAAGTGAAACAGACCAACCAAAAAACATTGGCACAGTCTATGCTGTGGGCGAGGGTAGGCAATTAAAATCTGGTGTTCGTATTCCAATGGATGTAAAAGTTGGAGATAAGATTATGTTTAATCCTAGTGGAACTATGAAGTTTAAACATGAAGAAGAAGATTATTTATCATTATTTAGTGTAAGTGTCTTAGCAATTCTAGGAGATAAAGAAGACTAGTCTATAAGGTCATATAAGCCTCGTACAGGGCTTAAAGGAATAGGGAGGTATGTTTATACCCCCCTATTTTTTACTTTTATAGATGTTATAGATTAAGCCACTCTGGATGAGCAAGTGTCCACTCTACAGTTTTACGAATAGATTCTTCCAACGGAATAGGTAGTTTCCAACCAGTATTAGTAATCTTTGTACCATCCAATGCATAACGAAGGTCATGCCCTGGTCTAGATGAATGGAAGTCCTCTAGTTTATAATTAAGTGGTTTTCCAACTGCATCTGCAATCATCTGAGCCATTTCAAGATTATCTACTTCACGTTCTCCAACAATGTGGAAACGCTCTGGAGTTGCTACCTCACCAAACTTTGGAAAGTTTTGGGTAAGAACATGAAGCAATCCATCAGCCTGGTTTCTAGCATGTAGATAAAATCTACTACCAATCTCACCAGTAGGAGATGCATGAATACTCATCTCTTCTCCATTAAGAACCTTCTTGATTACCATTGGCATGAACTTTTCTGGGTCTTGTGTTTCACCAATAATGTTCATTGTATTAGTAACTGTAATTGGTAGGTCATATGTTCTCCAATATGAGAATGCAATGTCTTCCTGTGCAGCCTTAGAAGCAGAGTATGGGTTGCTTGGTAGGTGCTGGTCAATCCATTCTTGGTGGGCATAACCCAACGGTGCAGGACCATAAACTTCATCAGTAGAAACCTGAACAATCTTTTCTGGTTGAGCAATCCTTGCCCAATCCAATAGATTACAAATCAAAGATACATTGTTAATGATGAATGGAGCAGGTACTTCAATGCTTCTATCAACGTGGCTTTCAGATGCAACGTTAATTACATAATCAATCTTTCCAAATTCATGTGCTGTTACTGCAGAAATCGGGGCAGTCAAATCGCAACGAATAACCTTAACACGGTTATAATCATCATCAACACCCAATACAGCAATCCTTAGTCTATCCGATAAACCCTTGTGGGTAAAAGTGACTGGACAAATAACTTCCCAATCAGTGTTTACTAAGATATGTCTTAGAACGTGGCTGCCTACAAATCCAGAGGCACCTGTGAGCAATACTCTTTTCATTTAAATACTTTCTGTTAGAGTTCTATTATAGCATGTTTAAAAGTTTTCACCTAAAATTTTAGGAATGTGTGTATATTCATATTGTTTGCATATCTGTTCATACATAAAACCATCGGATTGTTCCCTTTTATCGTGCCAAAAATCATTTTCTTTCCAAACTTCTTTATGAGCAACCATTTGCAAAGCATCTATTTTAAACCTAACTGGAGGAATTCCTGATAAAAACACCCCATTATTATGTTTGTGATGATAAATAGAAAATATAACTATTGGGTTGCCACTTTCGGTTATGGCATCATTTATTTCTTTTAATGCATTTTTATTTAATAAATTATCAATGTTAAATTGAATATAATATTCTCCAAGATTGTTTTCATAGGCATATCTCATAGCAGTGTCTCTGGAAGAATGTCCCCAATTTGCGTATCTTTTTGGTGTATTTAAGACAATAGGATTAATTCCAATTTCATCAAAAATGATTCCTTCTTCTTCATAGGTTTTTTCTTTAGGACCATCGTGACATATGATAAGGTTAAAATCTTGAAAAGTTTGTAATGCAAGAGACTTTAAACCATTTTGTATAGATGGTTTCTGTTCTCCTCTAGGCACATGATGTTCATAATCAACAGCAATAATACAAAATTTTTTCATAATAATTTTATCATTAATGATTTATATACTCCAATAAATCAATTCTTTCTGCATATCTATTTTTTATTGCTTCTCTAACTGGTTGAACAAATTTTAACAATTCGGCATCTATGTAAAATGGATTAGTATGACTATTTTCCCATTCAATTTCGGCAACACTTCGTTTAACATTTTCAGTTAGTTTTCCAAAATCTAAAAGACCTTTTTTCATTTTTATTTCATGTTCTTCTTTAGACAATGTAACATAATGATTTAATTTAATTCTTTTCATAGAATATTCAGATTCGCAATTTGCATCAATTTGAATTATTTTATTTTCTGTTACAGCATTTTTATCATCTATGTAATAAAAATTGTGCGGATTTCCACAAGTATGTTTTGTAAATTTAGGTTGGATTATTGTTTTTACATGCTTTTCAGAATCTTCTACAAATGTTACATAATTTTCAATAATTAATCCATTTGGTTTATTTAAATGACCATTAGAATTAAAAAGTTTCCAGGCTACAGATAGTCCACCATACTCTTCAAAATCTTTTAAAATGTCTATTAAATTTTCACCACTTGGTGAATAAAGTCTTTCATCTATTGCATGGAAATGAATCCATTTGGATTTTTCTTTTTGTTCATCTATACAATAATCCATTAACCAAAAGTTTTTTGCTCCTTCAGGTCCAGATTTTGCTGGAGGGTGCAATGGATTTGGATATTTTCTAATTTCAACAATTCCAGAATCTAGATATGGTTTTATAATTTCTTCTAAATTATCAGTAGATTCATTGTCATAAAAAATAAAATGGTCAAACCCTTGCAAAAGATGAAATTCTAGATATTCTGGCAAATATTTAGCCTCGTTTTTAATCCAATATATTCCAGTTAAATTATACATTTTTATACCTTTCTGGGAAATCTGTGCATATAGCATAACATTCTTCAATTATACCATTGACTCCAATTTCTGGTAAAACACATATACTATATTTCAATAATTTTTTATTAGGATATACCCAAACAAAGGATTTGGATGTTAAAACATACTGGTCAGATTGATGCCAAAAATAATTTATTCCATGTAACTTTTCAACATTGTATAATGCTTCTGGATTTTTACAATGTACCCACAAAAATTTAGACCTATCCTCAAGCCATTTACCATCTATTGGATATTCTGGTTTATCATGTCCCAAATAGAATCCTTCATCATACCATAAATCTATTTCAACATCAAATTTCATTCTAATTACTTCATCAATCCACTCTGGATTATTTTCTTCACAAGAGCCTGGACCATCTAGATTTCCTCTATGAGAGATTATTTTCATTTATAATTCTCCAAATAATAATTCAAATCTTCTGGGGTACCAATACCCCACATTTTTTCAATATTAAAAGTTTTAATTATTTTATTATCCTCAATAGCCTCATTGAAAACAGGACAAACATAAAATTCATTGTTTGCTCTAATATTCTTTTCAATCATTTGCTCTGCATATTTAACATAGTCAGAACCTTTAGCCCAATAATAAATACCAGTAGATGCAATATTTGATATTGGATTTTTTTCAGCAACTTCAGTTACGTTTCCAAATTCATCAACTTTTGCAAAAGACCATTTAGGGTGGGTAGCAGTAAATGTTACAATTCCACCATCACATTTTTGTTCAGACATTTTATACATAAACTCGGATGAATTCCATTCTAGAAATTGGTCAGAGTTTGCCATCACTAAAGGATTGTCGTTATCTATAAATTCTTTGGCAAGCAGGGTAGTTGAAGCGGCACCTTCTGTAACAGAATCGACCTCTACTATCTTAGAACCAGGACAAATTAAATTGAGCATTGAGTCTAGATTGTATTTTTCTCTATGTTCTTTTTGAACAACAAAGATATAATTTGCATCAATATTTAAATTCTCCACAACCAATTGAATCATTGGCTTATTGTTTACATCTATCAATGGTTTAGGAAATGTATATCCAGCCTGTTGGAATCTTGTTCCAGCACCAGCCATAGGAATTAAGATGTTTAATTTTTTATCTTTCCATTTAGGTTGCATAATTTTATGCCTTTCGTTTATTTCATTTTTAATTATATCATACGAAAAATCTTTACTGTCTTTTACTCTCATAAAATATGCACTAGACCTTTTTGCTGCCAACAATCCTGTTGGAGAGTCTTCTATTATTAAAGTTTCTTCTGGTAAAAAAGAAAATTTTGACATTGCTTTCCAGTACATGTCTGGATGAGGTTTGCCATTTACGACATCTTCATTAGAAATTATGTCATCAAAATATTCAATAATACCTATTTTACTTAATGCAATTAGTATTGTTTTTTTAATTGAATTAGAACAACAAACAATAGTAAAACCATCATTTTTTAATTTAGATAATAAATTAATTAAATATTCATTTTTAACTATTGAGGAAAACATTTCTATTGTTTTTTCTTGTTTTTTTCTCCAAACTTTTTCATAAACATCAATTGGTAATCCTTTTTGTTTAGATAGCATTTCTAATTTTTGATTAGTTTTTAAACCATCATACATTTTTACATGTTCTTCATATGAAATTATATATTTTTCATCTATTTCTTTGAGGGCTAAATTTAATGCTTCATAATGAATATCTTTTGTATCGACAAGAACTCCATCTAAATCAAATATAATTAATTTAATTGATTTCTCTTTATCATTAACTTGCACTAGAGTCCTCTTTATCTATATAATTTTTAATTTTATTTGTATCATTGTAAAAATTTTTTCTTATATATTCTTTATATTTAATGTTATTATTAAGAAATTCATTTTCAATTTTATGATAAAGAGCGTCTTTTTCTGCTTTGTTAACAATGGGGTGAACATGTTCCATAATTATTTCTGGAAAATATTTAACAGTTCCAGTTTCTCCAACCACACGCATCCAATAATTATCAAAATAATGATGGTCAACTGCAGGGCATCCAAAAAATCCAACAGCCTTAATTAAATTACTAGTAATAAAAGGATGTGTCGCAAGTCCACCACCCACATGAATTAAATCATTTGCATGAGCAAGACCAAATTTTTCTTTAGATAAAAAATTAACAAATTCAGATTCCCATTTTGTTCTGAATACAATATCATCACCAATAAAACCAACATACTTATACTTATTTGCAATATCAATGGCATATATATTAATTTTTTCCATAAGAGTAATACCAGATGGAATGCATAAATTATTTATTGAGGGGTATTTTTTTAGGATTGGGTCATAAATTTCACACTCATTATTATCATGTAAAACGTAAACATCGGATAATCCTTCAGTCATTTCAAGATATGAATCAAGGCATCTTGGCAACCTTTCATATCTTTCTGTGCCAAAATTTCTAACTGGCAGAACAATTGCTATTTTATCTTGCATTAATTTGCTTTCTCGTTAATGTACTCACAAACAGAACATAGACCATTGCAGTCCTCACATTTATTATTTTCCATGTTTCTATTATACCTTATTTGCTGTTATACTTGTATTATGAATTGTTCATTGTGCCAGGAACTTTTAGTTCCAGTTGTTTACGGATTTCCAACCTACGAGCAGATAATGTTTGCTAAAGAAGATAAGATTGTTTTGGGTGGATTGCCTAGACCTCTTGCTCCAACTCATTTTTGTATTCCTTGTCAGGAAGAATACTATCTGGATGGGGACACTCGCACACCCAAGTTTTCTCATAATAAGTAATAGTTTTTTTACAGTTCTGATGATGCCCTGTCATACAGAATCCGCAGATACGAATCTGTTCTTTAGCCATACTAAGCCCTAACTAATTTGCGTTTGATTGGGTCAAATTTAAGTGGATGCTTTTTAAAAGCCTTACCATTTGTCCTGTTTGAATTCCTTACGGATGTCTTCTTTGCCATATTCCTCTCTTACAAGCATAACGGTTGTTATTATTACGGTTAGAATTGCAGCCAAAATCTCTATGATAATCATACTATAACTTTCATAACTAATTGCACTTCCAATCAATAATACTGGAATTTGAGCAAAAGCCATAAGCAGTCCCCAGGTAAATAAAAATGCTAATCTTGCTCTAGCCATTAGAACCAAGCCTTTCCTATCTCATCTAAATCTTGCAAATCCCTAACAAGTTTATCTGTCTTCTGAATCTTATATCCCATCTGAATAATGTCAAGACCAGAAACTTCCACCTCATCGCCATTGTCTAGCGTAATCGTGTAGATACGGTCAGGGTAAATAATAAAACGTGTTTTGTTAGGCATATGACCATTATACCACTAAAAGTTCGGTTCGTAAAGGGGTAAAATTCGGGCGAAAATAAGAGGTAAATACGCTTGACAAGCAAGCGAGTATCCTCTATAATTGATATACAAGGTCCATTAAACGATAGGAACGTATGCAAACCTTTTTACCTTTTAAAGACTTCCATAAGTCTGCACAAGCATTAGACAGTAAACGTCTAAACAAACAAATTCTAGAATCTTACCAAATCCTTAAGGTGTTGTCTAACAATGACCCTTTCGCTGCTTGGCGTAACCATCCTGCTGTAAAGATGTGGCGTGGGCATGAAGGGCAACTATGGCTTTATACTATGGCTATGGTTAAAGAAGCGGATATCCGTGGTATTAAAACTGACAAAAATATGCAGAACCTTAAAGACCTTAAGGCTGTTGCTGGCAATAGTTGGGGGTATTCAATACCTATGTGGTATAGAGACCCTTTCGTAATGACTAGACTTACTACTACACATAGGGCTAATCTATATGTTAAAGACCCTATTTATTATGTTGATTTCTATTCGTCACTTGCTACTACTAATCCTTGTTGCCCTGACCGTAAGGTACCTTGTAAGTATTATTGGGTTGCACATGACCCTATTTTTAAGATGGTTGCATAATGTTTGATGATTTAGATTTTTCTGATTCTGTGACTATTAAGATTACTAGGGTTGCCTATATGGGAAAGCCTTCTTATTGGGAAGTTGATGTTACTGATAAGGATGGTCACAATATTGGTGGTGGCACTGCACCTACTTTTTATGGGCTAGTAGATATGGCTATTGAGATGGCTCGTGAGCGTAATGATATTGATGACCCTGAATGGTCTAGGTTTGATGCTAATGGAGAGAACAAATGAGTCGCATATTGGAATGTGAGTTTTGTGGCAATGTAAATAATGCTCATGGAGTTAGACAGGCTGAATTATATGACGGAATTGCTGAAGTAATGATGTGTTGGAAATGTGAACCTGCTGCGAGATTTGAGCGTGAACGCATTATCAAACTGTTAGAAGGCATAGAAACTTACCCACCTGACTGGGATTACGATGACCAGATTGGTTGCGTTATCGCTCTTATCAAGGGAGAGAACAAGTGAATAAGTTTAGTAGATTATTTAAGTGGCGTGTTCGTCTAATCCAAAAAGGATATGACAAAGGTTGGGAGCATGGCTATGAAGCAGGTATGGTTGAGCAGAAGAACCAGATTGTAGATTTGCTGTCTAGTCATATTGAGAAGATTGACTGGCTACAAGAAACACCTATTGAAGTTAGGGATATTATACCTATCGTAAAGAGACACCAGGAAGATAAGGAGTTAGTTGGATGGGAAGAATGAAAGATTTAGATGTAGAACTGCATGAACTACCTGATTTTGAGAAGGGTGTTCGGTTTGAGAATGAACGAATAATTAAACTAATCAAAGAAAATAAACATACATTGGTTGACTTGTGGGAAGTTATAAAACTTATAGAAATTTCGGGGGAATCAAAAGAAACCTTCGTAATACCTAATAGAAAGAATACAAATGAATAAGCATATAAAAACATTTAAGTATAAGAAACTAATCAATGGAACACGCAAGCATAGCCTAATTCGTATGAAAGTTTGGCTATGGGGAATAGCATTTACCTATGAAACCAAGAAAAGACTAGGTGGATTTGCCATATCAAAGAACGCAGGAGTGCCTGTCGTTGATGTAAAGTCTGATGCATTTAGACGCAAATATCCGAGGGCATAAGAAAAGAATGCAAATATTAACCATAGTAAGAACACAGTATGGACAAACACTATATTGTGATATGTGTGATACAGAGTTTATGAAAGAGTTTGTTTTAGACCACACAGAGTCTTTTCTAGAAGCACACAGACATATCCACACAAGAGCAAGACTAGATACCCCCGATATTCCTGATACCGAAGATAAAACAAACACTATTGAAATAAGTAGAAATATAAAGTATAGGACAGAACAGTTATCCACAGGATTACCTGTCAAAATACCCTTGATTTCACCATCAAAAGTGAATATTTATCCACAGAAATAACATAGTTATCCACAAGTTATACACAGGTTTATCAACAGATAAATCTTACTGATAATATTTGATATCATAGTGGAGGGAAGTGGAGATAAAGGATATGGGATATAGAGCAAACACTCTTAATCTTCGTAATCATTTTTCTTCAAATCCCTCCACTCGCATATCCAAATAGCCCCTATATCAAACATTTCCCTCCACTTTATACCCCAAATAACCCTATGCATATTTTTGTCAATTTGTCAAGGTTTTTTATCAAATTGTTATAAAAATATATCAAATATTAAATAAACAAACATAATATGTATAAAAATGTGCAAAAAATATATAGGTTCGTAATCCCATATCCAACTATGTGTTTATACTTATACTAGGGGGAAAGTGTATCAAGGGTTGTTTGTGTACCCTGCCTTCGGCAGCCTGGCTCGCCAGGGTATATAAAAGAGTGTTCGTAATACCCCTATAGAGAATATCATCTGATTAGATATGGGGAAATTTTTTATGTGTTCGTAATGTCAAATAAAACTAATTTGGATATACAGATTTGGGGAAAAATATTATACCATCGTAATCCCATTTTGTCAATAGGTGTTTTATTACAATTTGGTAACATTTGGTCGGCACAAGATAGCCCCAATGTCAAGGAGATATCCTGTTAGTTTAGTTTTCTAGTGATAGCAATTGTTCAAGCGTATCAAAGCCAGTGTCTTCTTGGTTCATACCATCAAGCAACAAATCAAATGCTTCTTCAATAAAAGATTTTGCTTTGTCTTCTAGTTCTACGATACCATTGGCATAAGCATAAGCAAGTGGTAAGCCTAAGTCGTTGTATTCCATAAAATCTGCGAAGTTCTCGTCTGTGCGATAACTAATCCACAATTCTGCCAAGATGTTTGCCTTATTGTCAAATGTTGTTGCCATTGCGTTTTTCCTTTTCTGCTGTTGCTGTTTCAAAAATAATCTGTAATCTATTATACATCAAATCACTAGAAAAAGCAAGATGGTATCCTACTAATTCTAAATTTAATCTTAGGTCTGCTAATATGTTTGTTAATTTTATTACTGCTTTTTCTTCGTTTGTTACAATGTGTTTTCTCATATTACTCCAATATTCTATTATACCAAAAATGTTGGGGAAGCACAAGTAGCAATATGCGGCTCATGCTTCCCCATTTAACTAGACACAGAAACCCCTAACTGCTCTAGTCATTAGTAGGGAGTGTTCTCAACCCACTAAGTCTTGTAATTCCTGCATAGATGTTACATGATATAAATCATCAACGTCATCTATCTTGATATCTGACGCTTCTGGTAGTTCTTCTAGGAAATGCTGAATACCCCTGCTAATATCCAATGCATGTAGTTCATCAGCAAAGTCAAACCAGTCAGTACCGTATTCTTCAATACTGCGGAACGCACGGATTTTGACTGTCTCTTCTGGGGTACACTTATAAAGAATACCAGTATAAACTTTCCGCACAGCACCATAAACAGTGTCATCATCTGCAACGTATACAGCAGGGTTGATGGTAATCACATCTTCCATAACTACTTCATCGTTTACAACGTCTTCTTTGAACCATAGGTTTAGGTCCCATGTAATCATACTATTCTTTGCTCCAGTTCTTCTAGGATTGGTGTTTTGAAAACATCAGTATACCGCATTTGTCTTGAAATGTCAAGCACATAGTTGATGGC